GTCGAGGTGTCGAACCGCAGGAACACGTCGGTGGTCACCGAGGTGCCCACGTAGGTGTCGACCGAGGACCGGTCGTAGCGGTACATGAAGTCGTAGTCCTTCATCCACCGCAGCGCCAGGCCGTTGTAGTTCGTGGTCGCGCCGTTGCCCGCGCCGATGCCGTCCGGGATGCTCGGGGCACCCGTCAGCAGGTTGAAGGCGTTGCCGGTCAGCAGGTAGGCGTCCTCGGCACCGATCTCGTCCGAGCGGACGAAGGTGATGCCGTAGCGGGAGCCGATGCTCGCGCCCTGGAAGGCGGTGGGCAGGTCGCCCTGGGCCCAGCCGGTCGCGGTGCCGAGGCCCAGCTTCTCGTCGAGCAGCAGCTCGAGCTCGAACTCGGAGCCGACCAGCATGTAGCGGTCGCCCGCGGGGGCGCGCAGCTTGTTGAACACGGTGCGGGCCTCGAGCAGGCCGCGCTTCCCGTTGCCGCGGAAGCCGCCGATCTTGACCTCGTAGATGCTCTCGTCGGTCAGCTTCTCGATGCAGATCTGCTCGAGCTCGGCCGAGATGGCCTGGGACTGGACCGGCAGCAGGCTCGTGGTCGAGACGCCGTCGAAGTCCTTCTGCTCGTCGGTGATCGGGGAGCCGGAGTAGATCAGGTCGCCGAAGGTCGTGGTGATCTTCCGCTCCTTGTAGACGTCCAGCTTGATCGGCGCGGACCGGTCGTTGCGGAACGCGTAGCGCCGGGCCGGCAGACGGCCGGGCACCTTGACGGTGACGGCCTCGCCCTCGGAGCCCTTGAACTGGTCGATGCCCTGGCGGTTGAAGAGGTTGGGCACGACGAGCTGACGGTCGATCAGGCCGACGTACTGGTTGACCAGCTTCTCGGGCTTGACCGGGGAGTGCGGGGTGTAGACCATGGGTGGTCCCTTCTGGGGGTCGGCCCCCGGAGGGGCCTAGTTGGATTCGGGGAGCGGGGCTCAGCGAGAGCCGCGCGTGGCCTTGACGTGTTCGAGTGCGAGCGCTGCGGGGTCGTAGGTCTCGGGCTCGAGGTTCTGCTGGTGACCGCCCAGCCCGCCTGCGAGGCGGGTGACGTCGACCGCGGACTGGCCGGTGGCGCTGGCACCCTCCGCGGGCTTGAGGCTCTGGGCCAGGGCCTCGGCGTCGGCGAGGATCTCCTCGGTGGTCGCTCCCTGCAGCCGACCCGCCAGAGTGTCGGGCAGGCCGAAGCGGACCTTGGCGATCTCGCGGGCCGCGCTGACCGTGGTCTCGGTGACCCTGGTCTGCCACTCGGCGATGGCGGCCTGGTACTCCTCGGGCGTCTTCGCGTCGCGGAGCTTGTCCTGGGCCGCACGGAGCTCGGTCCGGTAGCGGGCCGCCTCGTCGTTGCCGCGGGAGATGGCCTTGCGCGCCCACTCGGGCAGCGTGGCGGGGTCCTCCCCCTCGGGCGCCCCGGCGGTCTTGGCAGCCTCGGCTGCGGCGACGCGCTCGGCGTGGATGCGGGCGGCCTCGGCGAGCTGCTCGGGAGTGAGGTCGGGGATCTGGACGGTCACGATGCCTCCTGGGCAAAGTAGATGGGGTTCGCGCCCGTCACCTGGACTGGGCGTTTCGTGCTCGGATGAAGCGCCGCCATGCTGGCAGCACCTTCTTGCCAGAGACGTTCTTCGTGACCCTCTTCCAGTCCTCGAGGAGCTGGCGGTTCAGGTCGAAGCGGTCGTCGCTGTCGTACTGCTCGGGAGCGTAGATCGGCTCCACGTAGCACTTGCAGTTCGGGTGGAACGTGTCCCCCTCGTCGCGCTCTGCCTGCAGCTTCGTCCGGCTCCGGCCTGCGGATTCGGAGGAGCGGTAGACCGCGCCACGACTGATCAGCATCGCGCACCAGCCACACGGCGTGCCGGTGGAGGAGACGCGTACGTAGCCGATCACCTTCGGATCGACCTTGGCCACCTCGGTGACCAGGTCTCGTGCGCCGCTCAGGGCGACGCGCTCGGCGGCTGCAGACTGGCGGGCGCCGGCCTGCGCGTGCGCGCTCTCGCGGATCTCGTCGACCTCGGCAGCCGGGAGACTGTCGTCGACTTCCCGGATGAGCGCCTCGAGGTTGAGCAGCCCGGTGTTGAGCAGCTCCCCCTCAGCCTCGCTCTCGGCACGCCCCTCCAGGTCCTGGAGGATGTCGTCGAACTCGGGGAGGGCATCCACCTGGATGGGCTGGTCGTTGTCGGCCGGCGCCTCGGTGGTGACCTCTCCGGTGTCCTGGTTGACCAGCTCGCGGTCCTCGTTCAGCAGGTCGGGCACCAGGCCCTCGATGCTGTCGTAGAACTCGTCGCGCAGGTTGGCCAGGGTGGGGTTGCCCCTGGACTCGTCTGCCCCGGTGGGGGCGAACGGGTCGGGCTGGATCGTGGACCCAGTCAGGAGCGCGCGGTGGTAGCGGTAGTACGCCAGCGCCACGCTGCGTGCCCGGCGGTGCCGGAACAGCGTGGCGTCCATGATGCGCTGGAACCACCGGACTCCGCTCGACTGCACGGCCCGGGGTACGGGCTGCACATCGTCCCACAGCTCGTAGCTGTCGGCGACGGTGTCGATGCCGTACGCCACGAGGGCGGCCTGGAAGATCAGGCTGGCCTCCCGGGCCCGCCTCAACTCCTCAGCGGTCGCCATCAGGGGACCTTGTCGGCGCCGGTCTGCGCCCTTGCGGCAGCCGCGTCGCTGGTCTGCTGGACGGGCGTGGAGGACGCCCGGCGGTTGCGAACGAGCGAGGCCGCCTGGGCCGCGACTGCGTTCTGTTCCGCCAGCTCGGCCTGCTCGTCCTCGACGAGCGAGAGCCAGTTCTCCAGCATGTTGCGCGTCATGCCCGGGACCAGCGCGAGGATGCCCTCGAGCGGAGCGCCGGCCTGGCGCAGCTTGAGCAGACCGTCGGCGACGGTCGCCAGCACGCGGGCGTTCATGTCGCGCCAGACGACCTCGGTGTCGTAGTCGTCGGTCGCGCCAGCGATCCCGCTCAGCTCGGCGGCGAGGCGGAAGACCCGCTCCCACGACTCGCCGAAGACGTTGCGGAACTCGCCGACCTTCCGCTCGAGGCCGGTCATGGCCGCCTGCAGCGCGTCGGCGCTGAGGTTGGCGATGGCTCCGAGCAGGAAGAAGGGAGGTGTCTGGCTGATCGCCGACAGCGTCTTGAACGCGTCGTCGATGGCCTTGAGGTAGCCGTCCAGAGGGCTGGCCGGCAGGCTGCCGAACTTCGTCTCCGGGTCCTCCGCGTAGAGGAACTTCATCGCGTTGACCTGGACGTTGTCGATGACCGGCTCGCCCGTGTCCGGGTTGACCAGCGGCACGAGCCGCTTCTCGCCCGTCACGCCGTCGATCTCGTAGGTCATCTTGTACGGCGGGGCCATGCCGGTGACCGTGCGGACCTCGAAGGCGCCGCCGGTCTGCACGACCATGAGGTCGAAGACGGTCTGGTTGATCCGGTCCTGCAGCACGAGCAGCGGCTCGATGACGCCCCAGGTGCGACCGTTGAGGTCGACGCGGGCGGCGAAGCGGGTGACCGGGCAGAAGGCCGAGCCGTGGGGGCGCACGGCTTCGATGACCACGGAGTCGTCTGTGACGTCGCCGAGGCTCTTGAAGTAGACCAGGTACTCGCTGGTCTCGTCCCACATCGTGGCCTCGCCGATGCCCTTGTTGATGTCGCTCGGCCACTCGTTGACGGTCAGCGCGGCGACCGGGGTCTCGTCGTTGGCCGCGTCGGCGAAGAGCGCCGTGGTGTTCAGCGCGCCGAGGCCGCGGGTCTGGATCTTGCCGCCGCGCTCCTCGGTGACGGTGAAGGCGTGGCCGTAGGCGAGGGCGTCGCGGTGCACGGCGACCTGACGGGCGTCCAGCCGGCTGACCTGCCAGTGCTGCCACTCGGGCAGCTTGGGCGGCTTGCCGCCGGCCGGCGTCTCGGGGATGTCGCGTCCGGGGCGCACGCTGTCGACGTAGAGGCTCTGGGCGCTCGCGTCGACCACCAGGGGCAGCAGGTTGGTGACCGACCGCCGGGCGAGCAGCTTGTACTCCGAACCAGCCGAGTCCGGCTGGTAGGGGTCGTCGTGGTGGCCGTGCAGGTAGTTGTCGATCCGGATGAGCTGCGGGAGATCCGCGTGCAGCGTGAGCATCAGCCGCTTGGCCAGGGCGAGGGGAGTCGCCATCGGTCACCGTCCTTATCGCATGAACCACACGCGCTTGGCGGTGGTCTGTTCTGGCTTCTTGGCCCGAAGGCGGTAATCGTTCTCGGCCTCGTGGGCCAGCATCCAGGCGGCGTAGAGGTCGACCTTGCGCTTGCTCTCGCGCGACTCCTTGCGGAACAGCAGCTTGCCGCGGGACGAGATGTGGCGGTAGGTGTTCAGCGCGTGCCGGCGGAACCGCTTGCCCAGCTCGGCGTCCATGGCAGCCGACCAGCGGGCGGTGCCCGTGACGACGGCCGAGACCAGACGCTCGTGCGCCAGGCCGACTCGGTCCTCGCTGACGCGCATGTCCCAGCCGATGGGATCGCGGCCCTCGGTCGCCTTGACGGCGTAGCCGTCGGCATAGAGCTTGCCCCACTTGGCGATGTAGGACTCCCACAGGGCCACGTCGGCGTAGAAGCCCTGGACCTTGTAGAGCCGGTGGGCCTCGGCGATGGCCGAGTCCACGGCGTCGTAGTCGATGACCCAGCGCGGCGCGTCCGGCCCCTCGGGCCAGCCCTCAGGCTTGCCCCAGGCGGCCAGGGGGAACGCGACACCGTCGGCCAGGCGGATGCCCACCAGCGCGGTCTCGTCGTCCGTCTTGCCGCCGTCGAAGCCCATGACAATCTCGGAGCCGGGGAGGATGAAGACGTCCTTGCGGGCGGCGTCGATCTGGTCCTCGGTGTAGAGCGCGTCCTCGGCGGCGACGATCTGGTTCAGCCACTTGCGCCGGCTGTCCGAGGTGCCGAGCGAGGTCTTGAGCACCGAGCCGATGAGGGTCTCGACGTCGAGCCACCAGGCGTCGCCCCGGATGATCGGGATGACGATGCGCAGCGCCACGGGGTGCAACGGGGTGAGCGGGTGGGCCTCGATGGAGTCGTACAGCTCGCGGGTGTCCGCGGCTGCGCCCTCCTCGATCTGCTGGTGCGAGTAGCGCATGCGCTCGGCGACGCTGTCCATGCCGGGCACGTAGGCGTTGCAGATGGCCAGGTAGCGGGCGGTGCCGCCCTTGGACTTGGTGACGTTTCCGTCGATCACGGCGTACATCCCGTGGCCACCGTTGCCCTCGGTCCACCACTGGGTCTC